CATTCAGGAACCAAAGACATTGTTCTATATCTTGTAACTAGGTCGGCCTCATTCTTAATTCCGCCTTCCATGTCAACATACTGACCAATGACTCCACCAGTGGATGCAAACCCACCCATTCCATGGTCTTTACCGATCTCGATAACAGACCCATCATTTTGAGGTGGGACGAAACTCTGTGCTTTAGTTTCGTCACCCGATTTCCTCTTTATTTCTAATCCAAATAATTCCATACTAATATTTATATCCCATCAAAAGGACTCTTTTTAGCGAGTTCTTTCGAAATGCGAATAAGCGAACTCACAATCAAAAATTTCAACAGCGTCTCCACCCTCAGTATCTAACTCAATAGCTCCGAGGTTTGTTGGCCACATATTGAAAAATTCGTAAGTAGCGAGAACTGCATCATCTCTACCTAATTGTGAAACAGTAGCTTTATCAACCATATAGTCATATCCAACAGGACCTACACTTGAATCTAAAGGTACAATATCTTGCATCCATTGTTCAATTCCAGTTCTTGCTGAAAATTCTGTATCGTTGTAAATACCAACTGTCCAATTTTCAAAAGTTCTATCACCCGCTAGTTTAACAGTCAACCCTTTGTATTTAATTTCCATAGGTTCAATAACTTGACCAGGTAAAGCTGCTGTTTTGCACAAAAACTGTATCTTATTACCTGTTCTTGGTATGAATACCTCAAACCTATTATTTCTTGGACCAGCGCCTACTAAGTTGGCTTTGAATTGGTTTATAGTTGCCATTTTCTATTCCTCCTTATACCGCTTGTTCTGATACTGCACCAGATATACCATAGACTTCATCAAAGTCTACACCACTTCTAGATGCAACAAAGGTTAATGTTATAAAGTTGATTGACCTTGCTGGCTTGATAAATATCGAAGCTACAAATTGTGCCGCATCAACTACACCGGCTGTATTATTAGTCTCGTCACAAACAACTCTGAAATCATAGATTCCTTTTCTGCCTTGAACTTGACGCAAGAAAGGTTCAATAGCTGCTCTGAAATTAGCTCTTGTAAATGAATCGTTAAATTCAAATAACTGATTTTTCGCTGCTGTTGAAATTGCTTTCTCTAATACTATGAACAATCTACGAACATTAATTCTTGAGAACGCACTGTTTTCATTAGTAACTAGTGTTTTATCTCCGTATAATAATGTTCCTTGTCCTGGGAATGTAACTACTGGGTTAACCCTAGCTCTGTATAGAGCGTCTCTATCAGCCTGTGTTGGGTTGTATGCCAATTTAGTCACACCAAATATTTGACCACGATTGAATCCTGCTGGTGAATACCATGCATCATTCGTATAATCAGTTCTGGCACATAGTCCAGCGACTGATCCGTTGTCTGGTACCCAGATATATCTATCGTTGTACCTGTCGTAAATGTATAACCAATTGCTGCTCATGACAGCATAACTTGATCCGTTTAGAGTATCTGCAGTTGCCTTAGTGTTTGTTGCACCGGCCGTACCGGAATCAACTACATCTGACTTGATTGGTGAAAAGAATACGACGCAATCTTTTCTATCTTCTGCGATATTCATTAATTGGTTGTAATAACTAGTAGCTTCGGCTCTCGTAACTACTGCGGAACCACTTCCATTATCTGCTTGATTTGAACCAGATATCATTAGACTGATATCTTGATTATCTGCACTACCAAAGTGTGTATCCCATGCTGTTATTTTTTGTGCTGTAGTTGGTTGATTTCCATCTGCACCATTGGTGAAAGATAGACTATCAGGTAAAGTACCTGTACCAAATGTGACACCAGCAGCGGCTGAACCAGCTGAACCAAATGTTGAACTATGGTCCATCCAGTAAACATATTCGCTCTGATTTTCAATAACAGTAACATAATAGTTAGTAGCACCGAACTCGTCTTTTGCATCTGAAGCTTTTGATACGGCTTCATATTTTTCTAAAACTGTTCCTGGAGTTCCTGAGATATCTCCATCTTCATCTAAGACGACAATATGCATTTCATCAGTTACACCGGCAGTTGATCTATTACTTGCGTATGTAGATGTTCCTGGTGCTTTGTTAAACTGTCTTGCAAATTCCCACTCTCTAGATAAGGCTGCTCCACTGGCTACAGCGGCATCCAATCCTTGAGTAGAATCGTCTTCTTGTGCTAAAGTAACTGTTGCGGCTCCGGTTGAACCTGAATCAAAAGCAATAGCTGATATTTTATATCTAACAGTATCAGATCCGATAGCTGTTATGATGTCACCTACTATGAATTTCTCACCTAAAGATACTTCGATTGAAGTACCACCTGCTGATGAAGTTCCATTAGTTGTAGTAACACTAGCTTGAGCATATGGATTAGCACCACCACATACTGAAACTTTAAGTGAATTACCTAAAGCTCCGGCGTATCTCGCAGCGTAATTACCAACTGATGCAGAACCATCATTGTAATTTGCTCTATAGTGGGTTAAGTTCTTTACTAATAAAGACTGTCCACTTGTTGTAGTCGCGTTAACCATACTAGTTGTCGCGATTCGAACTACTTTTAAGTCAATCCCGTAATCTAAGAACATCGCAGCTGGATAAAAATGTTCAGCAGCTATGTCTGTATTTGCGGGTTCCCCGAATGAATCTACAAGTCCTTTATTAGTACTTACAGTAGTAACTTCTTCGGCTGGACCCCAACCGAAATAACCACAATATGCACCTGTCGAACTTGAGACCGCAGGAATAACATTAGTAGCATCTATTTCTTGAACCAGTACACCTGGCGAAACTTGAAATGCCATTTTGTTTTCTCCTTAATAAATTTTATTTCGAAATAAAATTGTTATTTATAAAGTTTAACAAAGAGTTTCCTCTTCATTAACTAGTATTTATAATTTAATAAACTTGTACATCCTTGACAACTGTCCAGACATCTCCACCTTCTTTAAATGTCTTTTCTTCATCTGTACCGTCATCTATGATACCAAATGGTACCATATCATCTTCAATCAGCTGTTGTTGTTCATCATATAACATCTTTTTGAGTTCTAAATCAGTCAAACTTTGAAAATAGGGTGTTGTTACAAACCATGAAAATAGAACTAAATTCATGACTAAATCATCATGATTACCACCATCTGCTTCGTATGACTGGCCTTTTGCAACAAAAGTAACTAATTCATTGATAGTAAACTTATCTATCACCATTAGTTTCTTTTCTTCCATTAACTCTTTTAAAGTAGAACAACCTATCTGTTTTACTTTTCTAGTCATTGTTACACCTACTCCAGAGGCTTTAACTGTTGATTCTAGAAATACATTTGGATATTCTATATCATAATACAGATTATTACAAACAATTTGTCCTGAATCGTTGTTTTCTATTACAATTAGAGCCTCATTGTACATCTTACCGTATTTTTCTAATACATCAGCGTACAATAGTGGTGATACCATATTATCACGATATATACCCACTTGTTTGAATGGTTTTTCTGTAACATCTATAATTGAAAATGTAGAAAAATCTCTACCACGACCTTTGGCTACATCAACTGTCATAATGTATGTATGATCTTTTCTAGGTTCCTGATATAAGTATACATTATCTTTACTCCATAACGCATCTTTACCTTGTAATCCTAATAATGTATTAGCATTGATTAAAGTGTTACCTGTACCTAAGAATGAATTACCGAACTCTTGTTCAAACTGTAATTCAGAAGTGTTTGCTATTGTTGATTCTTTCCATTTCTCATCTCTACCTGGTACATCCCACCAATTAACTGTAAATGGTTGATACTCATTACTTCCGTGTTCAGCACCTTCATAAAGTTTATGATACATATTTCCAATACCATTAGCTGTAGAAGTAATAATAACCTTTGATTTACCACCTGATGTAACAACAGGATATGTTGATGTATAGAACTGTTCAGCGTTATCTACGAACGCGAACTCATCTAAGTATAGAAGATTAACTGACATACCACGAATAGAGTTAGCTCCTGTGGCTGATGCTATGATTCTACTATCGTTTTCAAATTCAATAGAACCTTTGTTCAATACTTTAGTTCCTGGTTGTAAAAAGAAAGGAACATGCTCTAACATTGTTGTAATACGAGCTAACATTTCTCTGGCTGTAGAGCCTTTGTTTGCAAGTATGGCGATTGTTTGTTCTGGTTGAAATAATAGATACCAAACTAAGTATGCACAAGCTGTAATAGATTTACCAGATTGTCTACATGCAAGAACTATACTAAAACGACTTTCATCAAAGTGTGTTATTAATTCTTCTTGATAATCATACAACTTAAATGAAACTAGACCTTCATCTAGTGAAATAATTTTGATGTAATTCTCTATAAAGTATATGGGATTTTCCATACACTTTTTGTATTCTAAGATTTCTTCTTCTGTCCATTTAGACTGAACTCCAGCCCTTTTGACATTAATATTTCCTAGATACCCTTCATTCTTGTGCATTTTGTTTTAACAACTTTTGTAATTCTGCAGATGAACCAACAAAAAGATTATTCTGAACTTTATCTGGCATAGAATTGTCTTTATCTAGTTCTTTCATCTTGGCTTGTAAATCAATCAATTTTTCTGTTGTTTCTCCGACTGTTTTAATTAGTTGACCGGCAACTTCATATACTCTAGGGTGTTCTGACTCTTTAGCGATGTCTAATATGCCCTCTATAGCGTCCTGTCCGCGTTCTACAAGACCATAAAAGATTTCTCTAGAGTATTTGTAGTCATTACCCTTGTCTAAATCATTAGATGTTAGTGTAGGTAGACTCTTTTCTGCTTGTACGATTTCTCCTTTAATGTCAAGAAGTTCGTCTAATTTTTGATCGACTTTACTCATAATATGTATTTATAACTATTTAGGGTCGCTTGATTTATCGTCTGAATATGTTATTGTAGGTTGTTCAAACCATTCTGTTGTTTCGTTGTATGTGAATGTATCATCAGCGTCAGCATCTGGTGGGTTAGTAGTGACTGACTGATCAACTACTTTACCTGCAGTTTCTTGATTAGTTATATTCCCTGTTCCTGTTTCCATGTAAGTTCTAACATTTGCTTTCTTAATAATATCAGAAGATGTAATTGGTCCGTATATATAATTTTTCATAATAAACTCTAAATCATATCTTAACACTTGTCTAGTTTGAAAATCTCCTTCATATTCATCTGTTTGTGTAACACTTTCTAATATGATAGGAACATCTCTTTTTTCACTCATATCTGGAACTGTATGTATCGTTACAGTATAATCAGGTGTGAAGTAAGGTAATATCTGTTCTACTATTTGTAATCCGTCATCTGTGTTCTTTACTAATACACTTAAACTAAATCCTAAATCATAAGGAGCAGGTGCATATTGATATTGCATCTGTAATGGATTAGATGTATCGGCTTTCTTATATAATGTCTTTTTTGTTAGTTTTCTAGTAGAATCGTATGATATAGATGTTAATTCAAAACCCATTCTAGGTAAACTTAATGCCGTTCTTGTTGTTCCATCTAATCCTAAAGAGGCTTGTTGTTGTAATCGTGTTATCCATTTTTGTCTAGGTCCATAGGCCAATGGAACTTTAATAGTTTCTCCACCAGGTCTAACTATACTAATATTATTAAACAATGTACCAAATACTGATACAGCTCGTTTAATAGTTGAATGATAAAAATGATTTCCAAACATTATGTGGACTCTCCAAATGGATTACTTTCTGAGAAATCAATAATCCCGTCAGCATCTGTTTCTAATTCTAAATTAAATGCACCAGCGTCTGTTGGTAATGTTTCTTCTGCTGCGATTGATGATATACTTCTTCTTGACGCTAGATCATCTTCTAGAACTATATGATCATAAGATGATGAATCACCTGTACCAGACTCTAAAGATATACCATAATTACCTACTACTGTACCTGATTCTAGAGCTAGATTATCTGTACCTGTAGAACCATCAGTTATATAACTTGGGAATTCAACTCCTGCTGTGCCATTTTCAAAGTCAATAAAGTGACCTGTTTGCATTATGATCTTATCGCCTCTAGAACTATCTTCCATTTCTATATAACCTTCAGAAGTATCAGTAACTAAGAACATCTGATAATCACCAGAAGTATCTGTTGTTTTAATATTAGATATTGTAACTTTATTACTAGTCTCACTCCATGAGGAAACTGTTCCAGTCATAACTACTGTAGGTGTTAACAGTTGTGATACTGTTTCTCCAACTACAAAATCTCTTGAATTTGGTGTGTCTGCCAATGTTAGCTCTACTGAAGCAGCTTGTGCTAGTTCTAAATCAGTATCTAGAGCTTCAATGTTAGTATCAAAATCTTCACCTGAGTATTCAAATAAATCACAGGTCATTTTGAATGTATATAACTTACCTAATTGATAGAAAGGATTTTCATGTTCTACAAATTTAATTTCGAAAACACTTTTTGATAATGGAAAGTAAATTAGATCACCTTCATTCGGTCTTAATGATGTAGCTAGATTGGCGTCTAAAGATATAAATCTTTCCCAACTTCTTCTTGATATAATAAAGGTAGCCGTATCTCTAACTTCAACTCCAAACTTAGAATATAAATCTCCTTCTCCCTCAAATCCTTCAACTCCCTCTAAATACATTT